ACAGGTAATGGTCCAATTCTTTCAGCAACAGGTGAAACTAATGTTGATATAAATTTAAACCCTAAAGGAACAGGTGTACTTAAAAGTGCAACTGCTGCAGTTAAAATTGCAGGAACAGAGACTATGTGGGTTCCATCAGCAGCAATGTATGGGGCTACAACTAACCCAGCAGACGCACAGCAAGTTGAAACAACAGCAACAAGACCTGATATGAAAGTATTAGATTTTGATGCAAGTACAGATGAATTTGCACAATTTTCAGTGGCTTTTCCTAAATCATGGAATGAGGGAACAGTTACTTATCAAGTATATTGGACACCAGCTTCTACAAATACAGGTAACTGTATTTTTGGATTACAGGGAGTTTCTTGCGGTGATAGTGATACTATTGATATTGCTTACGGAACAGCAGTAAATATTACAGACGCTGGTATAGGAACAGTCGAAGATCAACAGGTTTCAGCTGTAAGTAGTGCAGTTACAATTGCAGGGTCTCCTGCAGTAGATCAACTAACTTACTTTCAATTATTTAGAGATGCAAACGCAGGTGGAGATACATTTACAGGTGATGCTAGAGTTCTAGGTATCAAAATATTCTTTACTACTGACGCTGCTAACGACGCATAAGGAATTTAGATATGAGAGACAAATTAAATCAACCTCTTACTGTTGAAGGCAAGAGTTCAAATAAAAAAAAATCAACTAGAGGTAAATCTTTTGGTTATCAAGTCTTAGGATTTGGTGCTGGAGGAGGAGGAAATCCTTTTATTACAGCAACAGGTGGAACAATTACTTGTTCAGGAAATTGTAGAATTCATACTTTTACAGGCCCTGGTACATTTACAGTATGTACTGCAGCAACATGTGCTGCTGATAATTTAGTTTCTTATCTGGTAGTAGCTGGAGGAGCATCTGCTGGAAATTGTCTTGCAGGAGGTGGAGGTGCTGGTGGAGTTAGAGAAGTTAAAAGCCCTGTTACTCCTTATACAGCAAGTCCACTAGATGGATATCCAAGCGCACCAAATAGAGTTACAGTTACAGCACAAGGTTATTCAATTGTAGTAGGTGCTGGTGGAGCACTAATAAATTCACCTACTAATACTAGAGGTAATGCTGGAATAGCTTCAAGTTTTGCAGGAATATCTGCTGCCGGTGGTGGTGGAGGTGGTAGTGGTGGTGCTGGTGGTGATTCACCAACAGGTGGTACAGGTAGAAGTGGTGGTTCTGGTGGTGGAGCTAGTGGTCAACAAAATGATTCTGTTACAAGTGGAGCAGGAAATACTCCTCCAGTAAGTCCTCCTCAAGGTAATCCTGGAGGACCAAGTGTATCTCAAGGAGGAGGTGCAAGATCCGGATCTGGCGGTGGTGGAGCCACAGAAGTTGGAGTTAATGGAGGTTCACCTCAAATAGCTGGTAGAGGTGGAGCAGGAGCAACAACAAATATTTCAGGAAGTCCGTTAGGTTATGGCGGTGGGGGTGCAGGCGGTGTACAAAGTTCAGGTGGAACTGCTGCTGGTCGTAGTCCTTGTGGAAGTGGAGGATCATCTGCTGCTGCTGCACCTGGCAGTGCAGGAACTACAAATAGAGGTGGTGGAGGTGGATCTGGAGCTGCAGGAACTTGTTCATTTGCTAGTGGTGCAGGTGGATCAGGTATAGTAATAATAAGATATAAAATAGCATAGGATAAAAAATTATGGCACACTTTGCAAAAATATCAGAAACAAATCAAGTCCTTGCAGTATTAACTTTAAATAATGGTGATATGTTAAACGTTGACGGTGTTGAAGATGAAACAGTAGGACAACAATATTTAGAACAACATAATAATTGGCCTTCACAAATGTGGATTCAAACATCTTACAATACATCACAAAACAAACATAATTCTGGTGATAACTCTAAAGCATTAAGAGGAAATTACGCAGGTATAGGTTATACTTGGGACGAGGATGATCAAATTTTTTGGCCTGAAAAACCTTTTGCTTCTTGGGTAAAAGATATTGCAACTGCAACTTGGAAATCGCCTATCGGTGATGCCCCAGAATTAACATCTGAACAGACTTCACAAAATACAGCAAATACTCATAGATGGGGTTATTTTTGGAATGAAGCAAATACAACTTGGGACTTGACAGACAGCAACGCATAAATTAAAAATGGTGCGGGTATGCAAAAGAAAGTATTAACAGAACAAAGTTTATTCTATGGTAATATTAATATGCCAATACATTGGGATATTGATCGAAACGATTTAGCTCATCACATTCTACATTCTAATTTAACTAATAAAAAATTACAATTTTCAAAAACTTATGATAAGTTAGATACTTATATAAGAGATTTTATTCGTCTTAAATATAGTATTAATTTAATTAACAAATTAACTTGGGGAAATATTTATAAACCCAATGAGACAACAATTCCTTTATTAAATATTGATCCGGTGGATCTACGTAACTCTCCAGACTTTACTATGCTTTACGGCGTTAAAGTTAAAGACTGTATGGTCAGAATACATTATGAAGATAACAGACGTAAAGGAAGAAGTTGGGATATAGAACTTAAAAATAATATGTTCATAATGTTTCCATCAACTAATATGTATTACCTAACTAATAATCAGAAAGATAATTTAAATTTTGTGCAAACTATAACTTATGAATATATCTAATTATTATTGGTATTTTCAATCAGCAATACCTCCAAAAATCTGTGATGACATTATAAAATATGGATTAACACAAGCAGAAACTATGGCAAGAACAGGTGGCTATGGTAATAAAAAATTAACTAAAGATCAAGTTAAAGATATGAAAAGAAAAAGAAACTCTGATTTAGTTTGGTTAAATGATCCTTGGATTTATAAAGAATTACACCCTTACATTCATCAAGCTAATAAAGCTGCAGGTTGGAATTATGAATGGGATAGATCTGAATCTTGTCAGTTTACAAAATATAAACTTAATCAATATTATGATTGGCACTGTGATTCTTGGGATAAACCTTATCAAAGAGATAACAAAAATGATTTAGACAATGGTAAAATTCGAAAGCTATCTATGACTTGTCAGTTAACCGATGGTTCAGAATATGAAGGTGGAGAATTAGAATTTGATTTTAGAAACTATGATCCACATATGAGAGAAGAAGCTAAACATTTGAGACAAGCAAAAGAGATACTTCCTAAAGGATCTATCATTGTCTTTCCATCATTTGTATGGCATAGAGTTAAACCCGTAACGAAAGGAACGAGATATTCATTGGTGATGTGGAACATAGGATATCCATTTAAATAATATGTATATAAATAATTACTTTAACACTACTATTTGGTCAGAACAAAAACCAGAGTTTATAAAATCTTTAACTAAAGCTACTGATAAATATATTAAAACTGCTAAAAACTTTTCAGAAGCTAAAGCACATATAAAAAAATTAGGAGACTTTGGAAGAAGTTATCATTCAACATCCCTTACAGCTGACAATAATTTTAGAGATTTTAGAGATTATATTGGTCAAAAGTCTTGGGAATATTTAGATGATCAAGGTTTTGATATGCAACAATATACTACTATGTTTAGTGAGATGTGGGTACAAGAGTTTGCTAAAAAAGGTGGTGGACATCATTCAGCTCACGTTCATTGGAATCAACATGTATCGGGATTTTATTTTTTAAAAGCAAATGAAAAAACATCTTACCCTATTTTTCATGAACCAAGAACCGGGGCACGTGCTACTAAATTAAAAATGAAAACTAATTTAAAAGAAATTTTTAATGGAAATGATCTTGTTCATTTTAAACCTCAACCAGGAACATTAATTATTTTTCCAGGGTTTTTAGAACACGAGTTTTCAATAGATTTTGGAATAGAACCTTTTAGATTTATACATTGGAATATTCAAGCAGTACCGAAAGAGATGGCTAAAGATGTCGTTTAAAAAAAATAAATACGTAATTATAAAACAAGCAATAGATAAAGATTTAGCTTTATTTTTATACAATTATTTTCATATGAAAAGACAAGTGTTAGATACCTGTCGTAAGGCTAGATTTATATCTCCTTATGAAACACTACTTGGTTATTATGAAGGAGCTGATGAACAGATTCCACATACTTACTCTAGTTATTCCGATATAGCTATGGAAACTTTAATGTTAAAATGTCAACCTAAAATGGAAAAAGCAACTGGACTTAAATTATATCCAGCTTATACTTATGCAAGAATTTATAAAAAAGGTGATCAATTAAAAAGACATAAAGATAGATTTAGTTGTGAAATATCTACTACTATGAATTTGGGTGGTGATGATTGGACTATTTATTTAGAGCCATCAGGAGAAGTTGGCAAAAAAGGTATTAAAGTAAATTTAAAACCAGGGGATATGTTAGTCTATTCTGGTTGTGAACTAGAACATTGGCGAGAAAAGTTTAAAGGTAAGGACTGCGCTCAAGTGTTTCTTCATTATAATAATAGAAAAACTTCAGGGTCTAAAGATAATATGTTTGACAAGCGTCCACATTTAGGTCTTCCATCTTGGTTTAAACGATGATATACCTCCCTATAATGGAGGCAGTACCACCACATACCAACTGCCTCCTTTATAAGGATTTTATATGTTACAAAAATTAGGATTTTTACCAGGATTTAATAAACAAGTCACATCTACCGGAGCTGAATCTCAGTGGACGGGTGGCACTAATGTGCGTTTTAGATATGGTACTCCAGAAAAAATAGGTGGTTGGAATCAATTAGGTGATAGTAAACTCACAGGTGCAGCTAGAGGATTACATCACATGGTTAATAAAACAGGTATTAAATATGCTGTTATTGGAACTAATAGAATTTTATACGCATACTCAGGAGAAGTTTTCTACGACATACATCCTTTAGTTAATCCATTAGGTACAGCTATCACTAGTGCGTTTAGCACGACTAACGGATCACCGACCGTAACACTTACATTTGGTGGTGCACATTCTTTTCAAGAAGGAGACA